TTAAATTTTCGTATCTATCTGTGATAGTTACTAGATGCATATTTTGTTCATCGTGGTAGATAATTCCGTGATGGAGTTGTGGGGATAAATTATGCAAAGATAGTGTATTACCAATATTAAATTCTTTAACCATGTTATTTTTAATCACATCTGCGTTTTCGTTTAGTAATTTTTTATTGGTTATTCGGATAGCATATTTTTTACCATTCGATCGATATTCATAAATATCGGCTTTACAAGTATTACAATCCTTAAGTTTTGTTTTGATATTAATCTTATAGTCACATCTTATTCGTAAATTATCCATAATTTCATTAACATCGCAATAATAATGATTAAGTATTTTCAATTTTAGATCTATCATGATATGTTAGTATAAATTTATTTTGGAAATTTATACATCAATTTTTTTAACTCGACCATTTCAACCCAGCCATACCACTACTAATAAGAAGCGGTTGGGTATAAACTGCGAATATTTTAACTATTCCAGTTGTAGGAACATCGAACGTTAATTTTAACTTAAGTGCATCAATTCTCGAAGTATTAAATTGACCCGATGGATATTGTTTTTCGGGTTCTAAGGCAAATGAATAAATATTAATACCTGAACTTGATGGAATATTAGTATGATGTTGGAATGGTTGAACCTTATTGAAATATGTTCCGTCACGTTGTGCAAACCTATTATGATCAGAATATTTATCACGGTTACCAAACGTTATTCCAGCGGTTTTCACAGGATTATTATTTATCGCATATCCATTAATAGAATTTACTTTATTTGCTTCAATATTTCGATTATCCGTCCAATTAAACCATTGATTATGTTTAACAGAATCTTCTTTCAAAACTACCCATATTAATTCTTTGACAGGATGGTTAAAATTTAGACGAATAGTAGTGAAAGTAGTATCCACAATTGGTTCATCACCACTGAATTGTAATTGTTCAATTAAATATGTATGCATTACATTTCGTTGAACAAATTTTCTTCTTTCTTCATCTTCTAAATAAATATAATCAACCCATAAAGATGGTTCGATTAAATGTACAGATGGTAAAGTTTCTAATTTACTATATTCACTATTAATCGATTTTTGTTGTAATATTAAATTTTCCAGACAATTTATATTTAAAATTGTATGTATATTGTGATATTTTGAACTAATCATCGGAAAAGCGAGTCCATGGTGTTTGCTAAACCAAAATGGAAAATGAACGTAAATATTGTGAGATGGACATTTTTTCCCATTTCTAGGTTTTAATAATGGAATATTACCAATCATTTCATTAAATCCTACTTTTTTTTCTTGTGGTATTGTTAAATCACTCAATATATTCATAGATGAACCATACATTTTTTCAATTCTTTGTCCTCCTATTTCTATACTTGCTTCATTTATCAAAGCATGTCCTATATTATCAACCCAACCATAATTTTCTTCTAATTCTGGTAAAGTGGCTTCTAACCAAATATTTTTTATTAAATCTCCTTTTCTAGCAATGTTAGATCTAACTCTTTCACCGAAATCTATTTTTTTTCCTAAAGTTTCCCAATTCGATTTTATATATTCTATTTCTTGTTTAACAGATTCCATAGCAAAATTTGTATGTCTTTTATAAACAATTTTAAAATACGTAACTTGTGGATTTCCTGTTAAATATACATCTTCTTCACCATAGGCGATCAATTGCATCAAACCACCAGCCATTTTTATTAAAATATTTAGGAGATATTATAATTAAAATTTTAACGGATAAAGTTATAAAATAATATTCTGCAAAGAGAATTTCCTTTTTTAACTTGAGTATGCAAAACCAGCCATTCCACTATAAATTCTAAGAAGGTTATAATTAATAGCATATATTTTTATAATACCAGTGGTAGCAGTTCCAAATGATAATTTTAAAGTAGCGTTATCAATTCTAGAAAAATTGCAAGTTCCAGATGGATAATGTTCTTCAGGTTTGATAGCGAACGAATAAACATTAATACCCGAACTTGATGGAATATTGGTGTGATGTTGGAACGGTTGCACTTTGTTAAAATAATTTCCATCACGTTGTTGAAATCTATTATGATCATAATATTTGTTACAATCTGAAAATGTCAGATTGGCGGTTTTCACAGGATTATCATTTATCGCATATCCATTAATAGAATTTACTTTATTTGCTTCAATATTTATATTATCTGTCCAATTAAACCATTGATTATTATTGATTGAATCTTCTTTCAAAACCACCCATATTAATTCTTTAGTAGGATGATTAAACCAAAGTCGAGGGGAAGCAAAAGTAGTATTTACGATCGGTTCATCACCACAGAATTGTATTTGTTCCACTAAATATTCATGTGGCATTTGTGCATATCTTCTTTTTTCATCTATATCTAAATAAATATAATCAACCCATAAAGAAGTATCGGATAACGATACTGATGGTGGAGAATCAGTGGTTATGTAACTAGTATTATTTATTCCTTCATTAACGGAATTTTGTTGTAATATTAAATTTTTTAGGATATTGATATCGATATGAATTCTAACATCATGATATTTCAACGCAATTAAAGGTAAAGCCAAACCTGCATTTCTACAAAACCAAAATTGTAAAGGAACATAAACTTGGTAAGCAGGACATGTTATTCCATTGGAAGATATACCATTTATTCCACCTTTGGGTTTTAATGACGCAACGTTACCTATCATTTCGTTAAATCCTATTTTTTTTTCAGTAGGTATCGTTAAATCACTAAATATGTTCATCCATGAACCATGATGTCTATCTAGGTTCTGACCACCTATTTCTAATGTTGCACCATCTATTAAGGCATGTCCAATCGCATCTACCCATCCATATCCTTTTCCAGGTACGCCATTAAGCGTGGGTAAAGTGGTTTCAAACCAAACATTCTTAATTAAATCACCCTTTCTAGGAATGGAACATGTAACTCTATCATCACATCTACTACCGAAATTTGGATTTTTATTAAAATTTAGTTTAACAGATTCCATAGCGAAATTTGTATGTCTTTTATAAACAATTTTAAAATACGTAACTTGTGGATTTCCTGTTAAATATACATTTTCTTCACCATAAGCGATCAATTGCATCAAACCACCAGCCATTTTTATTAAAATAGTTAGGAGATATTATAATTAAAATTTCAACGTAAGATATATAGCGATATAAAATAAACTAATTTTTTGTGACTTTGTCGCAAAAAATATTAAAAAAAACACTACATTTCACGTAGTGAAATGGCATTTTTTGGCGTAGCCAAAAATAAAGGGGTTCTAAAGGGGACTAGTCCCCTTAGTTTGAGTATGCTAATCCACCCATTCCACTCATAACTCTTAAAACGTTATAATTGATGGCGAATATTTTGACAACTCCTGTAGTTGAAGCACCAAATGATAGTTGTAAGGTAGCGTTATCTATTCTTGAGAAGTTGCATGTTCCAGATGGTTGATGTTCTTCAGGTTTGATAGCAAACGAATAAACATTAACACCTGGGCTTAAAGGAATATTAGTGTGATGTTGGAATGGTTGAACTTTGCTAAAATAGATACCGTTGCGTTGTGCAAATCTATCATGTCCATTGAGTTGCAATTTAGCGTTTGAGACAGGATTACTGTTAGATACGTATTCGTTTCTAAAACTTATATCAGCAGCGGCGATAGTTTGGTTATCTGTCCAATTAAACCATTGTTTAAGATCGGAAGAATCAGTTCTTAAAACTGTCCATACTAATTCTTTGACGGGATGATTAAAATTAAGTCTAAGAGAAGCAGTAGTAGCACTAGTAACGGATTCGTCACCAGTATATTGCAATTGTTCGATTAAATATTCATGTGATACTTGTGCAAACCTTCTTCTTTCATCAGTATCCAAATAAATATAAGTAGCCCACAAAGCAGTGCTAGATAATGATACGGATGGTGGAGAACTTGCAACAATGAAACCGATATCGTTCGTTCCACCAGCAACTGAATCTTGTTGTAATATAACATTTGCTAAGGAATTGATATTAATATTGATTTTAACTTCGTGATATTGTAAAGCAATTAAAGGTAAAGCCAAACCTGCATTTCTACAAAACCAAAATTGAAAAGGGACATAAACTTTGTAAGCAGAACGTGCAGTTCCATTGGCGGAGGTGCTTCCAGTTCCACCTTCAGGTTCTAATGAAGCAATATTACCTCTCATTTCGTTGAATCCAGTTGTTTTTTCATTTGTGGTTGTTAAATCGCTAAATATGTTCATCCATGCACCATAGTGTTTATCTATTTTTTGACCGCCTATTTCTAGTTCAGCATCAGTTATGAGAGCATGTCCTACATCATCTACCCATCCATAACCTTTACTTGCAACAGCACTAAGTGTTGGTAAGGTAGTTTCGAACCAAACATCTTTTATTAAATCTCCATTTCTGGAAATGGTGCAAGTTACTCTGTTACCGAAATCCGCACTTCCATTAAGTGTTTGTTCGATAGATTCCATAGCAAAATTAGTATGTCTTCTATAAACGACTTTGAAGAAGGTAATTTGTGGATTACCAGTAAGATAAATGTCTTGAGCACCGTAAGCGACTAATTGCATTAAACCACCTCCCATGTTATATTATATCTATTAGAAATATTAAGAAAGAGTGGCGATATATTCCCAATTGAGTTCTTTGCACATTTTTTTCCAAATGTCTTCTTGTTGATTTAGTTTATCTTTATCTTTTAGCAATGTAAAATTTTCGGCTAGTTCATCCAATTCAAGTAATTGACAAAATTTATAAATAACAAAGGCGTAACTTAAGAAATTTTTTCTTCCAGGCGGTTTAACTTTGTTAAAAGGAGTTTGAATATCGATGAAAAGTGTGCATAATTTTTCTTCCATATCTTTTGGTATGACAGGCGGTTTTTTTCCATTTAATCGGTATATAATATGCGGTATATGTTCGTAATATTTATTTAGTTTATGTTTTTTCAAAAAATCTCTAACTTTTTCAGTAGATAGGTTCACCATGTCTCTAATTCTGTTTTTATCGATTTCTTCGATAATTACTTTATAAACTTTTTCAGGTATATCAGTGGATTCTTTGGCTTGAAATTGAGCCAACCACTCCCTGAAATGATTTATTCGTTTATAAGCAAAATAAGTGTTTTCGGGTGGCGGTTCTTTATAACTGCGTTTATCAGTATCAACAAATATGTATTCCATTAAACCACAGTCATCACAGGTAGAAAAACATTCATAATTATTAATTTTCAGATTTGTAGAGCCACAAGACAGACATTTATTGTAATTTTGATCTACCACGGGTTTCATACCATGATGGGCATTAACACTTGACATAAATTTTTCGTATATATCTGCCCTGTTAAATCCTTTTTTCTTGGATACCCATTCATTTATATTTTTTTCTTTGTCATTTACTAACGTTGTGACTACAGTATCACTATTATAATAATCACTATCAATAATATTTAGGGCTTCACGTTTAAGAATTTCAATATCGAGATTTTTATCATTTTTTTCAGTAGTATTGGTAGTTTTGGATGATGGATGTTCATTAGATTTTGGCGTTCCAAAAATGGAAGCGGGTGCATTATCAGGTGCATTTTTAGGTTTTAAAAAATTTTCTATATTACTGGTTGATTTTTTGACAATTTTTTTTTTTTCTACTTTGGAGTTTTCATTTAATACCTCAGTGGAATAATTTTTTCCGTTGAAATATTTAAAAATAACTGTCCCATTTACTAAATAATAATTATTTTCATCTTCATTATTTTCTAATTTATTTAATGATAATTTTAGTTCTTTAATTTTGTTTTTAATATTAAGTATTTGATTTTTTATCATTGGTAAATGTAAATCCCTATAATTTTCAATATTTTTTATTTTGCTATTTTCCGAAATAAATGAATCATAAATATCACAGGTCATATCTTCTATATCAATTTTGTCAATATATTGTTCTTCTGATAGTGATTCATCATTATCGTCATTATACCCATTAATATCTAATTTGGAAGGATATTCAGGGATACTTTCATCGGCATTTACATAATAATTGCGATCATCGTATTTTGAAGATTTAATATAGAAATTACTACTCTTCACTGCATGTAAGTCATTATTTGCGAAACTATAATTATGAGGATATTTGTTTATGTTTTTTTTATAATAATCAAAATATTTTTCAAGTGATTGATATATTCCTTCAAGTTTTTTTACTTTTTTTTTAATAGTATTTATATTATTTTTTTTTTTCTTGAAATCGATTATCATATCTTTATGTTTGGAATCTAAAGTTAATTTATTGTTACTATTTGTTTCAAATAATGAATCTTTGTTTTTAAAAGAAAAATTATTCATAGTATTAATATTTTTTATAAAGGGACTCTTTAAGTTTATTTGAATAAAGAAACTTATAATTTTATTTTAACGCTTTATTTAAGCAATTTACTTAAAATCCAAAACCTTTGAATCCGACATGAGTAGCACCGATTCCGAAACCAGCACCCCTTCTTGCAGCGTCAGAAACACTAGGAGCAAACATATCCAAAATAGCGAAGGTGGCAGCACCAGTAAATGCGATCACGACAATCTCTTCTAAATTCATTTTTTTCTTAGGGAAATAATAAGCGGCGAAAGCAACAGCGGCACCTTCAACTAAATATTTTATAACACGTCTTAATGCTTCTTGAAAATCAAAATCGTATTCACCCATTTAAATTGTATATATTGTAAATAGATTTTATTTTTTATTGCTATATATAAACATTTGTATTTAATTCATATTAAAATGGTATTACCTGAAGGCGTTGAAGATTTTTTGGAGAATGACAAACCTATTCCAGGGCAAAAATATGGATGTATTTCGTTCGTTTCACCTGACAATATGATAGAGAAACGAGAACTTTTCTATATGTCAGAATTTTTCAAAAAATATTGCGAAGAAGAAGGAATGGATAAGGATAAAGCATTGAATTTTTTGAAAAAATATGAGGATTTTAAGTTTGGAAATGGTGAAACATTATTGAATCAATTTAATGATGATAATGATGGTGCTTGTTGCATCCAAGGATTTAAAGTTCGTGGAGTGTATGGTTCATACAAGGAAGCAAAGGTTAGGGGTGAAGTATTGAGAAAACAAGACCCTAATTTCAATGCATTTGTATTTCAAGTCGGTTATTGGTGTCCATGGAGTCCTCAAACGCACGAGATTGAAGACGAAAATTACGCAGAAGCACAACTTAACGATTTAGTTAATAATTATAAGATTAACAAGAAACAAAGGGATGAATTCTTCGCAACCGAACAAAGAGAAAGAGGTAATAAGACTGAAAAAGATGAAGGTTTCGGAATTACTATCGGTGATGATAAAGATAAACAGAAAAAAATTACTGAACTAGGAGAGGAAACTAATGAAGAAGAGACTGTTCCTGTGGTAGAGGCGAACCTTAATCAGAACGATACTGTTCATGAGAAAAATCTCAACCAAAATGATACATTTGATAGTGGTGTAGAGAAAGAAGTAAAACAGGAATTATTTGGAAATAATATTCCAACTAGTTCTTTCAAAGGATAGGGAGGATATCCTCCCTTAAACCCTCCTTATTTTTGTGTCTTCGACACAAAAAGGGTTCATTTTTGACTTTGTCAAAAATGGCTTCGCAACGAGGGTTTGAAACAAGGGGTTGAAATTCGAAGAATTTCAGTCGCTCCCTTTAAAAATTCGAAGAATTTTTATCCCCTTTATTTTTGTGTCGAAGACACAAAAAGGGTTCATTTTTGGTAAAACCAAAAATGGCTTCGCAACGAGGGTTTGAAACAAGGGGGTCTAGCCCCCTTTAGAACCCCCTTATTTTTTCGACTTTGTCGAAAAAAGGGTTCATTTTTGACTTTGACAAAAATGGCTTCGCAACAAGGCTTTGAAATTATTTGAATTTTTATATCCTTGTTTTTGGCTACGTTAAAATGAGGTGTTTTTATTTTTTAATTAAAAAACATTATCTTTAGATATAGTTTAAGATGAATATTGTTGGACTTGGATTTCTTGTTATTGGAACTTATTT